TAGTCCTTATTTAATATATCTAGATTAGATACCGGTTTATATGGCAGCAGATAACTAGGAGTATCTCTCTCCTTTGTTCCTTGTGCTAGTACTATATTGTCAGCAGTAATAATGGCGCCCTGCTTTAAATGTACTTGACCATCTCTTATATCAAGCACATCATCATACAAGAATTGAACTCCTTCTTGCTGCAACTTTTGTTTTACCCAACACAGATAGCCAAACATCTGAGATCTCTTTATGCGGCGTGGATCTGTTTCTATAGCTAATTGATCCGTGGTAAACATGTCCTCTGTGTACAAATAATTGCTTAGAGAATAATGTCTATTATTAGCACTATACGTTACTAGATCAAAGGAGACTGGGCTGCGCAATTCAAAGTCTGCTACGGTAGAAGTAGCAGACCATGTAGCGCCAGGTTTAGAGTCTACTATGTATATTTGATCAATATAGGGCAGCGCCTCAATAGCTACTGCTAATCCTCTAGGCCCTCCTCCAACAATTATAATGCTACGCAACATAAGGCTTAAACCATAAAGTAGTGCTGTTTAATGCTATGCCTGCTACTAATAATCCTGCAGTAGTAGTGATGCTTGTATTGCTGTTATTTATGTAGTACAGAGAGCCTGGAACTAAACTAGTAAAGGCGTTTACTAGACTATTATTTGTATATAAATTACCATCAACATAAATAGCAAAGAAGTTAAGTAAAGGTTGATTATGGCTGACTGTAATAGGAGCCCACGTATTTGCTTGCACTGGAATAAATACCTGTCCATTTACTGGTATTACTTGACCAAAGCCTTGTGCTGTTAAGAATCTAGGTACAAGGTTATTAGGAGTGCCAGGTACATAGTCAGTTCCTCTATAGACTAAAGTAGACTCTTGATCAGGAACTTGTGAGTCAATCGTAATAGGTATTCCATTTAATCTATTGGCATTCCAAAAGTTAGCGTCGTTTAAGATAGTTAAGGTTAGATTGTTAGTGTTATTTTGAATAGTTGCTACGTTAGTATTTGCTACGTTAATTACTTTTAGAGTAGTAACGTTATTAGCTTGAGAAGCTATAAGACTATTAGTAGTACCCGTAGAAGCAATTACTGTACTGCTATTGCCTCTAATAAGTACCTCAGTATCATTAGATTCAACCGTAATACCATCTAATCCTCTAAGTGTTCTAAGCTCGTACTTGTCCGTAACAGCATTAAAAGATTTGTATATTGGGCGGCCTGCTCCTATATTGCTAAGCTGATTAGTTGAAGTAGAAGCAATAGTAAGACTTGTTTCACTGTCTGTAATAGTTACGCCACTACCCGCACTAATTCTCTTAATTTGACCTAAGCCATTATATAAAGTACTGCCTACATCATTAGCGTTAGTTAGTCCAACTCCATTGCCTGTACCTACCGCACTAATAGTTATCTCAGAAGCAGAGTCTGATATAAGAATGTTGGTACCCGCCTTAATACTCTTAAAACGTAAAGTAGAAGCTACATTGTTAACGTATATGCGCCCAGTACCTACCCCTACGTTTTGACCAACTACAGTATTAATTCCGGCACTAGCATTAATTACTATTTGATTGCTGTTAGTCGTGTCTAAGGTAATATTGTTACCTGCTACTAGAGACTTAAAGCGTAAGTCTGCTCCTACTTTCTCCTTGTATATAGCAATACCCGTGCCTACACTAGAAGCAGTATTAGCTTCTCCAGGTGCAGTATTAGATATGGTTATAGTGTTTACATCAGAGGAGATGCCAATATTAGTGCCTGCAACTATGGTCTTTAAGTTGTAAGTACCTCCACTGTAGTTTTTGTATAGAGATGCACCAGACCCCACATTAGTAATAGTTAAAGGATTGGGTATTGTGCTGGATATTAACAGCGTTCTGTATACACCACTATCAGTAGTACTTACATTAATATTATTACCTGCTACAACATTTATAGCGCCGTAAGTTCCGTCTAATACTCCATTTAAATAGAGCTTAGTACGAGGTGGTACATTTGCTAGAAGCGTAGTAAAAGAGACTGCCTTAGTCTCATTGTTGTTAGTGTCCTCTACAGGGAAATAAGTAGTGCCGCTTAATGAGGTAAGTATTGGTAGATCTGTTATGTTTGTCTGCATATAATATAAACCGTTTATTCAATAAGTAGAGAGTCTAATAAGTCTGTCTCCTGTGTAATAGGATCTCCTACTGAAGTAGTTCTTTCTTTACAACAAGAGCTAAGGCACATTGCCCATCAGTTCTAAGTATTAACTGACCATTTACGTCTACCTGGCATCTATAGTCTTCTAATTTAACTATGTCAAAACAGATGTCAAAATCATTGTACAAAGGCATTTCTATGCCGCTAACTACATTTACAGGAATACCAACAACTTCAATAGTCTTTAGCTGCTGTTTAATGTAGTCATCTATATAGCCTAAGATCTCAATATCTACTGTGTTGCTGTAGGCTCCAGACCAGTAAGTAGATCTAATCTCTTGGCTGTCTACAGACAAAGCAGTAGTTAAAAGCTCCTTTCTGTTTAATAGATAGTTACTGTTAAATAACTGCGTATGTGTTGTCTTGGTACTAATAATGTCTTTCTGTCTTCTAGCGTGTACGTACAAGTCTATAAGAGGCTTAGTAAATCCTCGTATTACAAGATCCTGTATAGGAGTCTCTTCACTTAGCCACGTATAGTTAACTGGAATAGTTGCTTTAAAGGTAGTGAATACCTGTTGTTCATACATTTCTAAACATTCATAGAATGTATGCGTAAGCCTAGAAGAAGAGATAGGTATGCTCTGTACATCTACAATAAGACTATTAGTGCGCAGGTAACTAGGCAATACTACATTAATAAGCCTAAACAATAGAAGCTCCTGCGTACTTAGTTCTGTATCCGCATTTATATAATAAGGTGTTGTAAAGGATAAGTAGTTAAATAGCTGACCTAAATACTTTTTAGTGTCAACATCTATGTTATATACGTACTTAGTAAATAGGTCCCCATATACAGTAGATTCTGTAGTTACTACAGGATTGTTAAGGCTTTCAAGAAATACACCGTCATGATAAAAACAGTACTTTATGTATTTGATTAGTGTTGTAGCAAGAGATAAGTACGTAACATCATTAGTATTTACATATAGCTCCGTATACGCAATTAACTTAATAAAGCTGTTCTTTAGACTTCTAGTAGTAATAGCGTTAATCGTATCTATTACTGCGTTTACTTCTTGCTTAGCAAGTATAAGAGCTAAGAAGGATAACAACTGAATAGTTATGTCAGGTAATTCTTCTGTTGTGTAGTTAGTCGTGCCTAATACATTAGGAGAAGTTACTAAGTTGCTTATCCAGTTGCTCTTATCGTCCACAAGCTGCGTATATTCAATAGGAGCTGTAGCCGTCTTAACATAGCTATGACGTATGGTATTGTATGCCGCTATATCATTTATAGTTAGTAGCAGTATGTCTGCTAATCTATTTCTATCCTTATACAGTACTAACTGCTGCGGCAAAGATATATCTACATCCGTAAGCAGAAGATAAATAATAGACCATAAAATATTCTCCGTATCATAAAGACGTACTGTCCAAGGAATGTTTGTCTCCCAGTTACTTCTTAGGTATAAAGGGCGCTCAACAAATCTATACGTACTAACTATCTCTACTAAATTAAACTTAGTAATAGTAATAACTGCAGAAAAGCTTTCTGGTAAGTCAAGATCTACAGTAACTGTATTGTCTATTAAACCCTGCTCTTTACTAATAAAGATCTCTTCTCCTGTCTCTATATGTATTGCGGAGACTTGATACAGATAAGAGTAGCCATAATCATCTGCATTAGCCTGTATAAAGTAGTAAGGTATATCATCTATTAGATAATACACATTACTGCTAATAGCAGTAGTCCATGCTCCGTATTTATCCATACACTCATTATTAATACAGTCATCAGTTATTACTGACGGTTGAGGATTTAGACGCAGATTATTAAGAGTAATAGTTAATACGTTATTACTTCTATTAAACGTAGGATATATAAGCTTCTGCGGCGTATTTACATACTCATACTTCTTATCATCATTTTCTATAATCTGATCGCAGATAGGAATACAGCTATCCTCTATACAGTCGGTAGATAGACCAAGCTTAGTCTGTACAAGAGAGACTTTACTAGTAGTATTGCCAGACTTATACGCATTCCACCATATATTATTACCTCCCTGATCTAGGTAAGTTAATACCTTGTTAAAAGCGTAGGAATTATCTTGACTTAACACTAACTACTACCTCGCTAGGAATTAATAGATACTCATTAATTATTGGAGTAATAGTAGTTGCAGGCTTATTAACGCTTACCGTATACCCCGTCTTACTAGTAACATAACTAGTAAGCTGTCCTACTACTACACTATCTCCTACAGTTAAATAAGAGAAGTATTCTTCAACTGCCGCTTTTATATTGTCTACAACAGTAGATACAGAGTCACTAGTGATTCCAGTTAAATACGCGGTTAGATCTAAATCTACTGGTTGATACTGTAAAGACTTAACTATAAATAGTACTCCTACTGCTTTAATGTTATTGACAGTGCTAATTACTTTGTCTATGACTAACTGATTAGCAGTGTCTATGTATATAGTAGTGTATCCAGGAGCAGGCCTTCTTTCTACTATATGAATAGTATTTACATAACTCTGTAGTTGACTAATAATAGCGTCTTTATTAACTAGGCCCTTATTAAATATAAACGTATTAAGTCTTGTTCTTAATGCATCGTCTGATTCAGATGAAGAGCCACCTATCAGATTTCCTACTAGCTGTTTTGTATTGTCTCTATAACTCCCAACAACAGCAGAAACATCACTGTTAATAAAATAGAGAGGAGTACCTGCTACTAAGTTAGCGTTGCTAGACTGAGTTATAGATGTAACGGGCACTAATGCTTCTCTATCCGCACTTACTACTACTTCCTTTGTAGTCTCTAAAGTAATAGTGCCAGTTACGTTTTGTAGTTGAGCTCCTACTAATAACTTAGTAGTATTAGTTGCTTTAGCTAATACAGTACCAAAAGAGCTAGTACCTGGTCTTCTTGATAGTCCGTAGGTATTAGCAAGCACATCTAGATCATTGCCCTGACTACTAGATACTAGACCCGCATTAACAATACCGGTAATCTCCTGTTCTTGTGCGTAACAGGTAGCCGCCATTCCTCTAATAAGAGTATAGAGGACTCCATAACTAGAGGCTGCCTTTTCAAGGCTAGTATTGTTAAATTGCTGTCTTATATCTTCAACTATTTGCTCAAATGTTCTAGACATTAATTAATATCTCCTGTGTTTGATTGTTTGCATAGGTAATGATATAAGTGACTTGATTAAGTGAATCCACAACTGTCTGTATCTCTTTTACTACTACATCTACAAACTTAAGCGCATTATCTACGTCAGAGTTCATATCAGCTAATAAAGAAGAATTAACGTTCTCACCAATCTTAGTATATATGCTGTTACCGTAAGCCTGATCTACGTACTTGTTAGCATCGTACTCCCACGTTAAATAGCCCAGAGGAGTTATTACTGCTCTTCTAACAAGGTTGTTAGGAGTGTCTTCAATTACTAAGTCTTCCGTAGTAGCATCAATAATGAGATCTTTGTCTGCCGCAATATCATACATAAGTATTTACTAAATAAGTTTGTAGGCGGACTGAGGAAAGTTAATATGAAAGTTAGTCTCTCCTTTAGCTCTGCCAATAGTAATTGTCTGATTATCCATAATATTTACTCCTGTTTTGTATGAAATATCTAGAATGTAGAAGCCATTAACAAGATCTACAGGAACAAGTATTATTTGATTATTATTAATAGATTCTTTTTCATAGACTAGTTTTCTGTTGGCACATTGAAGCCAATCAAGATCTGGATTTATATCAGAGTAGTATAGTCTTACAAGAATACTGGTTATCTGTTTTCTTAAATAGGGCAGGTACACCGCAAAACCATTAACTATATATTGAGTTGGACGTATAAACATAGGTAGTAATACTTGTTATAAAAGTACATAAGCATCTAAAGGATAAGGAACTAATCTATTACCCAGATCTAAGGCAGTATATTGATATAGAGCTCCTGTAGCTATCGTTTCAAGCACAAGAACTGTATTAGGATTATTAATACGGGCAATATATAATCCATCATCCTGTCTAACTACTACCCTATATTCCAATACATTACTAGTAAATTGACTGTACAGTTTATAAGGACTTAATACCTGATTAGTATTTCTATCTAAAAACAATTCACAGTAAATATTAACTGGAGTGTTTGTATCGGGAGTAGGCTTATAGTTATTCTTAATTAGGTCTGCATTAGCTAATCTAAATGTCACATACTGCGGCCCTATCTCCTCAATATTTATTGACGCCTCATCCGCATTTAACTCTGATATGATGCCGCAGTTATCTGGTGTTATATTTAATACGTTCTTATTAGGTACAGTCTGTATAACTCTAGGCAAATAGTCAATTATGTCCTGTAATACGGGATTAGATATGTTTTGTAGAGAGGGTGCAGAGCTCTTTATTGAATCAATGCATCCTAATAGCTTTGCTAGCTCATCTAGTAAAGGAATACCTATTCCGGTAAGTGCAGTAAATATGCTGCCAGCAATGTCATATATGTCTCTATCTTGTACCTTTTTACCTATTAGACTTAAGACCTTCTTAGCAATAGGAGTTACAGTAGGACCTAACAATTCAGATACGTAGGGAAGAGATAATAGAGAGCTGTAATTACTATTCTTAACTACGTCTGTATATACACTGTATACTTGAGATGCATAATCTACATACATAGAAGCATCTCCACCCACTATCTGAGCAATTCTATTGGCATAGTCTCCAACGTCTTTAATGTTGCCTTCAATAATACCTCTAGTAAGAGATAACACTCTTTCTACTGTTGCATCTGGAAAGTAAGCAGTTATAATGCCGTCTATATGCTTATTTAATAGCTGCGTAAATCCATTTATATTTACTTGGTCTGCAGCACCAAATTCATCTCCAAACGTAAAACTGTGTTCATTGACATTTACATCTGTTCCTTGCAGCCAGTTTTCTGTAGTATGACCTGCAACCATAGGATTTTGAGCCTGTAGAGCAATTTGAGTGCTTACATCTATAATTCCCTGTCCAATAGTTGGAGGTGTTTTAGGTGCGGGAAAGACGGTATAGGGAATACTGTTTAACACTGCTCCAATACCAGTAGGTCTCTTAGTATTAAGAAAGGTGCGCATCTCTTTTACTAAAGCAGCATTTGCTAGGAACGTATTAACTTGAGCAGAATTGTTAGTAGTTACGTCAACATTACTTATATCTACTAGGGCTAATGCTGTAATAAAGTCTGAGTAGTTAGCATCAATATTCTTTCTGTACGGCTTACTAAAGAAGTTAATGACCTCAAATCTCTGCAGACTGCTAAGACTCTTAATTGAGCTTTGTAGGTTATTCTTAGCTTCAATAGAGGGCACAACTTCATTGGATACAGTAGGTCTACTCTTGTTTGTATAGAAGTCTTCTGGTCTATCTATATACACTTTATGCAGTAAACCTAATTGAGCAGCGCCTTCTACAGCATTTGCAGCCGTAAACGTATGTTCCTTGTTATTACTAGGTATCTTATCTACTGCTCTTGGTACTGGCTGCGGCTTAATACTTGTTTTGGGAGTAGGCTTATTAGGTCCTTTTGATGCTGTAGGTATTGAGTTAGATGCAGATATAGGCATATCTGTCTTTAAGTCCTTGGGTACAGGAACTAAGGGATCTTCTAGAGAAATAAGAAGTCTGTCTTGCGCTTCTAATGCGTGTTCATCTTGCTTCTGTACTTCTGTCTTTGCTGAAGTATCAGACTGACGTATTGTGTCTACTACCTGATTAATAGTGTCTACTGCAGATACATTAGGTAAACACTTGCTTAAAAAGTCAGCTAGACTGCCAAAAGGAAATTCAGGAAGACTGGGTACATTTATCTTGATAGGAGGCAGCAATTCTGTTAATAGAGGTACAAGAGGAGCTACTCCAGTACCCGCTAATATACCAAAAGGATTGACGCTAATACCTACAGTTCTATTACCCGTATAGGTAATAGAGTCTCCTATTAGAGCAGACTGTCCCTTACTAACAATGGTTGTATTTACCGCATTAGAAGCAAAGTCAATAGATGCAAAACCTATCTTGTTAGAGTTTGCTCCATAAGAATCACTAATATGCGCTATAGTGCCGTCTGCCTGTGTAGTAACAGAACCAGTAGACTGTAGCAACAACTTACCAATAGCAGGAGTTACTTGACTGTTTATATCTCCTACTGCTTGACTAGTTCCTTCTACTAGAGATGATTGTCCAGCAGCAATAACTATGTCCTGTTGAGCTAATACACTTGTAGTGCCTTTACTGCCCAACAGCATAGAGTTACTAGCAACATTAATAGCGTTGTTGGAATAGTGATTCACGTCACTACTGACTACCTGATAGTCAGTAACAGCAGTAGTTCTACTGCTGGTAGATACTTCAGATATAGTATTTGTAGCTACTGTATGCTTATTCTCTGCAGAAAGTATCTTCTGCTTAGTTACTGTTATTTCTGTATCATTAGTACGGTAATTAGTATCAGCAATACTAATAGAGGTACTCGTCTTATTTACTACTACGTTGCTGTTATTAGTTATGGAGGGCCCCGTATTAATCATGCCTACATCACTTACATTGACAATTGCCCCAGATATAGTAGTAACAGCAGCACTAGTAATAGTATTAATAGAGCCGGTAAAGTCTTGCGCAGTAATAATATCTATGCTGCTGCGCATTAAGTCCTGTAGTCCTGTGCCTACACTATCCGCAAGACCTTGAAATACATCACTGTTTGGTGCCGCTTTTGCTACAGCACTTAATTCCTTTGCATCTCCCTTTAATTTGTCTGCAGTTGACTTAGCCTCTTTAACCGTTGTACTGCCTACTGCTTGAACAGTAGATAACCACTCTTTAGATGAATGAACTAGAAAGTTGTCATAAGTAGTGTTAGCTAAGGACTGAGTCAGTTTAGAAGAATTACTAGTTGCCTGTGCTAACCCTTCTTTTACCGCATTACCTAACTGCAAATTAGCGTTAAAATTTATAGCCATTTATTCCTATACTGCAAAACAGTAGTACTAGTTAATTTATTTACTTCTTCTGCTAAGCTACTGTACTTATTATCAAAGTACAGCAAAGAGCAGGCCTTACTTATTAGATCATCTATACGCTTCTCATACAATATAAAGTCTATGTGACATAAGTAGTGAGCTCTTCTAATTAAACTAGATGCAAGGACTAGTATTAGTGTATGTAGTCCTCCAGGCCCTATTAAAGAGTCATTATATGTATACATTGCACGTAGAGGATTTATTACTGTCTCCTCTAGTGGTATCTCTGGTATTACTAATTCCTCTGCCTGTATTGCTAAATAGATGTCCTGTATGTAGTAGCAGTAATTAATAGATAACGTCTGAAATAAGAACTGTATAGGTGCTTCTACGGGTATCTCATCTAAGAAGTAATTAGCTCCATACTTACTAAGTTTGTATTTATTAAATATCTTTAAATGTCTTAGTAAAGTAGCTACTTCGGGTAATTGATTGACTAAATAGCTAATGTAGTCATATATAAAGTCATCTTCTACTTGTTCCTCTTTAGTTAAAGCAAGAGATAAAGGCTTATATAAAGAGTCATACAGTTTAAGGAGACATATGCAGCCATAATAACTCTGCTCAGAAGGAGTTAAGTAGCTTGCATTACGTGCAGTAATAAATGACAAGTAATAACCTAAAGTGCCATAACTAGTTATCCACGTAGCTTCATTATTAAACATGCGAATAGAGTGCTGTTCTATAGACAACATCTCTTTAGTACCTATTGACTGAAGTCTTAAGTCTAATAAGTCAGGTTCTATAGTATTAGTAGTGTTCAGCGCTATTAGTATCTGTTCTAAATTATACACAAGAGAATAAATACCTATATCTGCTTCTGCTTCACTAAATACGTCAAACAAGTAGGCAATATTGTTGTATGTCTGATTAATAGATAGAGCTAAATCAACTATTATCTTTTGTTGTTCTTCAGTTAAGTTCTTTACAGAAATAGGAATGACGTTTATTGATTCATACATGATTATTTAAATACGTGTGAGCGTTGATATATAGCAAATACTTCTTCTGCTATGTCACAGCCTAAATACGTGTCAAGTTGCTGCAATGCATTGTAAGTATTAAAGATTAAAGTAGTAGGCGGGTATTGTGTCTTCTCTATAGCAAGTAGCTGTGGATTACTTATAGACCAATTGTTTAGTTTAGCTACTAACAGTACTAGCTCGTAAACACTATAATCATTCTTACTACAATAATCAGCGTGAGGTAATAGATCCTCTTCTTCTTTAAGTAGTAATGCTTGTGCTACTGCCTTCTTATACGAGCGTATATTGCTGCTTATTAGTAGGCATAGAATAGATGCTCTATGATCAAAGTAGACAGTATTGTTTTGATAGTAAGTAGGAGTTAATAAAAAGTTGTATAGCAATACCTTATTTAAACTTAGTCCGCATTTACCATAAGCCGTTACTAAGTAGAAGTACTCTTCACTAGTAGACAGACTATATATATCCTTATCTGTATAGTTCATGTTATTTATCTAAATCTCAAACACTGTTCAGGATCAATAAAGTCTCCATTAATCTTTATTTCAAAGTGCAAATGAGGGCCCGTACTATATCCCGTATTGCCCATATCTCCAATACGCTGACCTACTACTACCTGTTGGCCTACTGAGCAGAATATAGCTTCTAGATGATTATAGGTAGTAAGAATACCTTCTGGACTAGTTATTACCACTCTATTACCATAGCCTCCATCATTCCAACCCGCCTCATTGACTACTCCATTACTACTAGCAAATATGGGAGTTCCTACATTATTAGCTATGTCTACACCATTATGCATACGCTCATTTCTCCAACCAAAGCCACTAGTAAACGTTCCTTGAGTAGGCAGTCTTAAACTAGAACACATAGCAAATCCCTGTGCCAGCATTGCAAACTTGGCACCTTTAGCTACTAAGGTACTGTTAGCTACTCCTGCTCCATTAGTACTACTTCCTGTCACTGGTCTAACTATGTTAGATATTTTGCAACCTGGATTAGTTATCTGATAATTAGCTCTATACAGATCAACCGCACTAATAGCGGCACAGGTAATATCTGCCTGTAATGCTAGATCTAAATCCAATGCAGTAGCAGGAGCAGTACGTAATCCTTGACCTAGTCCACTAAGAGCACTAAGAGAGACGGCAGGTCCTTCAGGTAAAGGAACGCCCTTTAGTGAGTCAACTAACTTACAAAAGCTTTCTGCGGTATACTTACTGCCCTGATTCTTATATCTAAAACCAGAAGAACTATTAGGCATTGCTGCCCACTCCAGAGAATTACTATCTAACGTTGCTAGACAGTTACCTGCTATAACGTCATTTAGTGTACCTCTAAGAGTATCCATTCTATATAAAGCAGCAATATCCTGATCTCTAGGATTGCGTATATCTAAAGGACCTAAGCCTTGCTGTATCTCTTTCCATGTACTTGGCATAAACTGATAACGACCAAACGCAGCACTAGTTCCTCCTTGAAAAATAGTATTAGGATGAGCAGCGCTTGTAGGCACATGCACGTAGCCCCCATTAGCCGTATAGTAAGTGGGAGCCTCTATCTGACTAATTGCATTTAAATAGGCAACAACATTAGTATTACTTAATAACTGTAAATAGTAATTCTTGTCTTTAGCCATAACTACTCTAATCCTGTATATATAGTTTTGTTGGGTAGGAACTTGTTATATGCTCTAAATAACTCAACTCTGTCTAGCTTCTTTAAATCACTAGAACTAGATAGATCTGCGTGCGTATAAACCTTATCCAGGGCTATATCTAATTGAGATAACAGATATGCAAGCGTCATGTATTGAGCAGAATTAAGGGATCCATCAATAGACTCTAGGCATATTTGATAGGAGCTGGCATCTACATTAGATATACCTTTTAATTCGCAGTTACCACAGGCTACCGCAGCTCTATTAGCAGGAACTAAGTATGTAAGAGCGCCATTGGTACTAATGAATGCGTGATAGCTATAGCTAGCAGTCTGTATAGTACTGAGAAATACGTCAGAGCTTTCTTCTGTCTGATGTAATACAACAATAAACATTTACTTATTAATACTCCTCTTATAGTCTACGTATCTACTGTCTCCCAATATCTTATCAACTAACGACTGATTAACTTGCGTTGCTTCTGGTAAGTCATAATAGATATACATTAGTCTAATTGCCGTATCCTCTTGTTGCTTTGGCAGTCTATTATTCCACTGCAAATAACTAATGAAGGCAAGTACCTCTTCTCTAGTTAGAGTAAGTCTTGGCTTAGAGTTAGTAACAGGGAGCCGCAACTCTTTAGGTTTATATGCAGATGAAGTAGGCGCTGCTTCTTTTTTAGTATCTAGAGACTTTACTGCCTGCTTCTGTGCAAAAGAAGTCTTATTACACTGCTTAGCCGTCTTTAATGCTAATTCATGTATCTTCCTATGCTGCGCAGCTCTGTATTGTGCGTCAATAAGACTATTACTATTACGTGGATAACTAGTAATCTTTGACAGTTTATTTACAGCATCTAGTGCAACTGCAGCAACTCTAGTAGCCTTAGTACACTTATCCTCTTTATCTGCTAATGCGATTTGATAGTAGCTGCCATTTACATAGTCATACTTTATTCCTCTGTAATAACTGCCCTTATCACCTAAGCCCGTATCTATATCAATACCTGTAGGAAGTGCCTGTTCTCTTACTAGATCAGCTCTATTTGTACTAGAAGTTAATAAGTCTGTAAGTCTATACGCATCCGTATCCAGTTGAGTAGAAGTAACAGTTACTCTATTAGCAGAAGGATTCTGTACTCTATCAGGAGATAGTATTGGCTGAGGCGCATAAGTATTGTCTTCCTGTAACTGTCTAAATTTAGTTCTCTCAGTATTGGCGCCCATCAACTTATCCATATTACCTGGAAGAGATACTGCGCCTAGAATAACTATATGATCTAAGTGATTGTATAGACAACTAACAATCACCGCATCTCCTACCTTATAAGTGGCGTATTCTCCTACTCCATTACCAGTAAAAGAAGAAGTAATAGGTATACAGCCCGTAGCAATATGACCATTTGTATTATGTATTAGTACGTCATATCGTTGTATTAGATGACTTTGGTATTCTCCATCTGAAGTTAAATTAACAATTTCTCCTAAAGATAGCCATGTATTGTCTAATGCCTGCATACCTCTAGCATTAGTAAAGAAGCCATTAGGATTGTAGAGTGGATTGTCTAGCATATATGCTCCTATAGTATGTCTGCAATAGCAACTATCTTTGTGGTGTAACCTGCGTCAGCTCCTGTAGCCTTTAAAGAGTGAGTAATATTTCTTACCTTGTACATAGGAAATATCTTCTGCGTATCATCAGAATACACGCCCGTTGCAGTTCTAATCTTATTAATGACGGCACTGAGATCTGCAATCTTAGCCTTACTGCCCTCTTGAGATCTCTTATTCTTCTTTATACCATCTACCTCTTGATATAAGGTACCTAACACTGATTGAGAGGTTGCGTCTTTGCTGTAGGTAAACACATCCTTACTATGCAGAACCGTGTTATAGATTCTTATAGCTTCTCCTGGGCACATACTAGCGTCTCCCAATATTCTCAACATAACAGTTAAGTTGTCCTTAGCCATAATAGAGGCGCTAGTAAGAGCTAATGCTTGTGCTGCTCCCTCCTTATTATCCAAGTTGTACTTAGGATCTTTAATCTTAGGATCACTAATGATGTGCTGCTTTACTGGTACGTTTTTATATTGATGAGCGTAAGAAGTAATATCTACAATAGATACAAGATCAGTAAGAGAAGCGTTAGTGGGATTATTAAAATCTGCACTAGCAATAGTAAATCTATTAAAGGAGCCAATAGTGCTCTCTTGTACACGTATATCCTTAATAAGATTTCTATATGCTACAGGAATACCGTCTATACAGTTAAAGAAGAAGTAAGTCCTGTTACCTCTTTCTGGATCTTCTAGTCCCGTAACATCTAGTACTCTAGGACCAAATATAAAGTGTCCATTGACGTGAGAGCAGTAAAAGTCAATAGGCATTACCTCAGTTACCTGTAAATATGTAAGTATTTCAAATGGACTCTTATTAATAATCTGCATAGTTGTCTGTCCAGTGCCAGATACTAATGGAGGCTGTAGCGTCCATATGTGGAACAGGGGATCATATTTAGACTTGGCAGGATTAATAACGTCTGTTGGTAAGAATGCATTTGCTTGTATCCATGCATTAGGATCTTCTATAGCATTGCTAAACTTAATACGCTCTTTAGCTAAAGCACTTAGATTCTCATCTATTCTCTTTACCTGATCAGTAATTCTATTACACCTGTCAATTAGAGTATTGTTATCTCCCTTAAACTTAATAGCCTTACCATCTGCTCCTACCGTTGTACTGCCTGGGGTACATACAGTGTCGTATAGAGACACTATATTACCTACATCTAATCCATAGCGCCACATCATACCTGCAGCACTATTAAGGCTATTGTCCAGATATATGCCACCATTAGCCGCTTTATATACCGCCTCAATAGTCTTATGTCTTAATCCTTCAAATGCTCCTCTTTCTTTACTGTCTTGATTAATAAAAGGCAAAGTAATAAGCTTTGTATCTGCCAATATTCTACTTCTATCACGCAGATTATAGATTATCTGTACAGAGTTAGCACTTCCTATAAATTCTATAGTGTCTATAAAGCCCCAAAAGATAGGGGCTAGTGGTTTGTTTGCTGTTATCTCTTTTACCTTAGTAGTAGTATTAGATAACTCATCACGTAGCTTCTTTATGTCTGCATTATAAGTATTTATTTCTTGATAAAATCTAGTAATGTCCTTCTCCTTTTTTTGTTTGCTTTCAGAGGAGCCCTGAGCGTCTCTAATATACTTTCTTCTATCTTCTATGCACTTTTCAAGCTGTTTTATACGATTAGCCTTAGTATCCTGCTCTGCTTTAGATAAGGTACTAGCGTCTACAAAGTCTCTATATTTAAATGAGTAAGGGTAATTATCCAAATCTTCTAAGGCCACAGTACTGTCTGTCTTATAGCCCGCATATATACGCACTTCATCATCAGTAGCTAAAGGTCTAGTTATTACTTTATTAGAACTATCAACAGTATTCTGTACTATTGGCAGAGGAGGTATATTACCCTTACTATCCAATTGACAGGTAATAATAAGCTTAGCTTTGCACACGGGCCAATCTCTAGATATTTCTACTTCTGCTTCTCTAAGGAACCACACCTGTGGATTAGATGTAGGACATATCTGTACATTAGAATAAAGCAGTATTTCTTTATCTACTGCAGCAGGAACAGTAATAGTATTAGCTAAGCTAGCTCTTGCTAAAGCTCTGAGGTCTGCAAGCTCTTTTCTATATTCATTAATCTCTGTCTGTACGTCTTCAGCTCTATCCCTAGAACTTGTTAAAGCTAATAAATTAACTTTAATAGTTTTTACTAATCTGGTTTCTTCCTGTTGTTGATTGTACTGATCTGCTGTAGTATAAACGCCCGCATACACTAATGGTTTATCTTCTTCATTAATAGCTTTACTGGCTGTTTTATTAGGAGCTTCCTGTATTAATCTCTGTGTTTTATTGTTAGTTACGTACGTAACTGCAAAGCAGGGAATAGATTCTTGTTCTGTATAATATTTAGCCATAAGGTATTGCATTAGTAAAAAGCAGGTCGTATATAAGTACTACCTGCTTTAATGTTTATTTATGTGAGTATTTATTAAGTATAAGGAAAGTCGATATTAGGAGTCTGAGCACCACCCGCCTTAAATGGTCCTGTTGGCTTTCTATTGTAAGAAGAGCCATTAAAGTTAGTTCTAAAGTTCTGTAGACTCTCAGGAATAAATCTTAGACCTTCAGCTACTCCTTCCCAGCGTTGAGCTACTACTCTTCTACCCGGCATAATACCAATAGAGAGAGAGTCAATCTTACAGCGCTGTAACTCATATCTGCCTTGAACAATTGGTACGGCTTTTTGTTGACCATATGCAACACTGCCTCCATTAAGTCCTTTTAGTTGATTCTTAACAAAGCTTTGATTGTCGCCACCAACTAACTGATTAAATACGGTACCACCAGTTCTGTAGATAATCTGCTCATTGCTTTTACCACCCCCATCACTAATACCTCTATAAGTCTCTGCTAATTCATTAGCATTAGCATCAAAGGTAAGCTGAAATCTAGGAGATCTAGTAACAAGCTGTTCTCTTGTCATTTGCTGTACACCAAACGTTCTTTGTAAGAAGTTGAGATCTACTAGACCCTGTTCAACTACAAATGCAATCTGGACTTCACCATCTAGATATACGGGGAATCTAGTCCCTAAAGGCAAATAAGTCTCAGTACTATTTCTAATAGTTAGAGTAATAGATTGAAAGTCTCCAAAGAGAGCTAATTGACCCGTAACACTATCTTGCATCCATGCAGCAATATCAAAACCGGCAATTGGATCAAGAATAGTATTATTTACTGGCGCTTTATAAATGTCTAAAGGCATATTATTTGTATTATGTATTTGTACTAAGCTAAGGTGACTGTACCACTAACATCTCTTGTCAAAGTGATCTCAATTCTATCAATAGGATATAAAGGAGTATATGACAAATTGATGTTTAGATTGCCGTTGTAGTAGTCAGTAGTAGAGTTATTACTCTCATCAATTACAGGTTGACTATAGCTCACAATGTAGCCACTTCTTGCCATAGAACTCATATAAGCAGATATAGAAGAAGCAATCATATTTCTTACCTTTCTACTATTATTTTCTCCTTTGTATGCCTGCAGATTAAAGTACAGATCCTTTCTAATAGTGTCATTAACTCTAACAATATTGATTCTATCCTTTCCAGCAGTATTAGTAAGCGTTCTGCCCTGTACTACGTAGTAACCAGAAAGCGCAGTATCTAAACTAATCATATCTACTTTTGCATCAATAAATTGCTGCTTAGTAGCTAATGATTTGTACTGATCTAGGTCAGTAGAAATAATTCCCTGTATAGAGCCCGCAGAAGTTCTTGCATGAGGACTTATATTCTCCGGTAAAGAGGCTAGTTTACCTGCATAGAATGCAGACAGTGGAACGCCAAATCTATTATTAATATCTCCACCATAAGTAGCCCAACCTGCAACATACACAGCTCTTTCAGTGTTAATAGCTGCCGTTTCTATTCTAGCTAAAGCAGGAGTTAGATTTCTCTTAGAAGTTAGAATAGCAATCTTTCTACCTTCTAACTCTTTACTGTTATTTGCTACTGTAATTTGTGCCTGTTTAATAGCATCAGATGCACCCGCTAATTCACTAGCTACTACAATAAAGTTAACTAGCTGTTCTGACAAAGAGTTAATAGTTTTAATGTAGTCCCTTTCTACGGGAACAGGACCGTCATAGCCCTTTATTAAAAAGATGTTCTTTAGTCTAGCATTACCTACATAGTTAATATGTCTAATATCATTTATATCAGTAATGTAGACGTTAGCTGGTGCTAGTCTTTGTGGAGTTCTATTTAATAGAGTAAGCGCATTTGGCTGATTTAATGTCACAGGCAAATAGTCTGCCTTTAGATAAGTAGAAGTAATAGAATTAATATTACCACTGCCATCTACGTCAGTTAATAGGTCTACATCAAACGACTCAATCTGTGTATCTAACGTATTAGTATTCTTATCTTCAATTACTACGTTAAAGCGACTAGCTCCCGTACTATTAACTGTTAATGCAATGTTGTTTCCCCATTGTCCTGGACTAATAGCAGTAAATCTAACAAGAGGCTGACCATCAGAGCTGTATAAAGTTCTAAACGCATTTCTCGCACTATTAGTTGTGCTAGAGAAGCCCGTCTTATTAGTTACGCCGTAATTACTAAAACTAATACCATCTATGTTAGAGAAGGTAATTGATTGATTAGTAATAGCGCTAGTAGTTGCTTGACTAAGAGTAAGTACGTTGCCTGATTTACTCTGTACAACTGCGCCTTGAGGAATACTAGCATGACTGACAATACTGTTAATAGATATATTACTTGCATCTGCTACTGTAAGAGTAGTGCTGTTATTAGCCGCAGTTCCTGTAGTTACTACTTGTCCATCTGGTGTCTCTAGATCTATCCAGAAGCTATAACCACTTGCAATAGTAATTCTATCTGGATCATTTAGATCAAAGAACTCAATAGGCTGATTAAAGATGCTTTCTGCTAGAAATAGTCCGGCTCCCTGTTCATTAGTTAATCGTGTTACTTGACCAATAGGATTAACTCCACTGACTAGATCCTGTATATTATTAATAACGTCAGAGGGAGTAGCAGATTCTGCAATAGGGACATTGTATTGTGTAGAAGATACTCTAACAGTAAATTGATCTCCGGGATACAACTCAATAGGTACACCAGTAGTACTAAATTTAAGAGATACGCCTTCTGCAGTTATCTTGTAAATACCCGCATCAGTAGTTAAGTCTAGTGCAGTAGATAATAAGCCGCCAGTAACAGTAGTATTAGTAGTATCTACATAACTAGGCACATCAGTCTGAGTAGTGCCCCAATTAATACTTGGAAGAACATTTCTATTTGGGTACTGATCAACACCAAGAGTAACCCACTTAAGAATTGCCTTATTAGACGTAGTAAAGACGTTGTATCCCGCTGCACCTGTTAATAGAGATGCAGATAGAGTAACCACTCCAGTAGTAGTATTAACGTTAGTTACCGTAGTGTTTGCAGGCAGAACTCCAGCAGTATTACTAATAATAGTAGAGCCAACAACAATCTTCTTTGCGTCTGCCGGATTAAAAGTAATAGTAGTGGCAGAACTAGACTGATTATATACGGCTAGAGCAGACACAGGACCATGTGTTACGTTATAAACATAGCGCTTGTCTGCAGTACCTGTATAACTACCAGTAGATGCAATAGGCGTTTCAATATAGGTAGAGCTAATTGGCTGCCCAATAAACTTTAAATTAAGAGTAAGTATATTGCTCTTAGTAGCAGTACCACCAATAAGTAGATTTACCTTAGCAGGCTCACTAGAACCAATTACTCTAGTAACGCCAAATTCTCTAGCCCCCTGATCATACGCAGCTTGAAAGGCTAGGTTTGCAATACCATTGTCATATCCATAAATTCTAGCAAAGTCTTTAAAATCTGACAGTAGTACCGTATTAATAGGACCTCTGGTAAACTCACCAACAATTGCAATTCTATTAGATGCTGTTAGATTAATAGGAGCACCTAATGCTGGTTGTTCATTAAAAATTACGTCAGGTATTCTCATTTAGTTAAATTAGTTAGACTTGTAAATTTATAGTGTTAATGGACAACTGTTTAGTGGAGTACTTAGGCAAATAACAGGTAACTAAACAGCTAGTCAAGACTTCTTTAAAGTAGGGATCTTTTTCCCACTGACCTCCTATAAAGGCAGAACTTAATAAGGTTAACTTAGTATTTAAATCATCTATTCTAATGTCATATATGATTAGCCTTAATAGCTCAATACACTGACTTAAGATATGCATTGAAGCGTCTGTATATACCAAGAGGTCTTGATTTTTATCTAATACAATTTCAGCATCGTTACTAGGTAATTGAGTGGGCATATTTTGTATAACTATAGGCGTTGATTTAGATCCTGAAGTAACTACGTTGTAGTAGAAGCTAATATGAATTAAGTAGTTTACCTGAGTATAGTCAGTACCTAATGAATAGGGTTCATATATAACTGCAGCAGATTGACTACCTGGAGACTTTGCATTTAATGATTGAGATGGCGCTGGATATACTGCCATCGTCAATGCATTGCTGGTAGTCTCTATTCCCCCATACAGTCTGTAATTAGTAATAGGAATTACTCTATTAGTAAGAACGTCTGTAATTGGATTACTAAGTACTAGCGGGTGAGATGCAAATGCCTTAATAAAACTAGTACAGATTTGATCTACTCCAAACACTTTGAACTCCTGTTAAATCTCTGAGCATACTCATCTTGTCTTTTACACTGCTTAGCTTTGTATTTGCTTTACTTCCTAGTTCAGCACTACTAACTCCCTTCTTTATTGTTGTGTCTGTATTATTTGTAGCTACATTAATACGCAGTACAGTAGTAACTGCCACTGAACGTGGAGAAGTATTATATTGAGTTAATGCTGGAGCCTGCAGATGATAATAGCTTGCTACTGTAATGCCCTGTATATCCTCAAACTTCAAGTCAACTATTACCTTTACTTCTGGATTAGTTACTTTATACGCATTAATGTAGACAGCGTTATTGTATATTTGAGCGCCTACAACGTGCGTGTCTTCTGCGACTCTATACTCTAATATGCCTTGAACCAGTTTAAAGGCAATATCTTCTACTTTGTCTCCCACGGACACAGCAATGGGTACCCAAGGAACAGCAGTAGATATAGTAGATATTCTAAAGTACATAGTGCCCCCTACTGTACAGTAGGGATTAGCAGTATCTGCATAAGCAAAGTAGAAAGTATCTATCTCTATCTTATGATCTAACTTACTAGAAGCAGAAGTAGCGGTAGCAGTAGTTGATTTAGATACTCCCTTAGTTACGTCTATGATGCTAGATAGGGGCCCCTTATCCTGTAATGCTGAATAGTTTAAATAGTTAGTAGAGAATTTGCCTAGAACTAGACCATTTATATAGTCATATAAATAATTGTTCTTCTTATTGACTAAATCTAACTTAGTATATGCAATGGAGCTAAGAGGAACTACCTGCCAACTATTGGTATTTGTAAGAGGGGCAGTATTGTTATTTATCAGTGATCTGTATAGCGTGCCTGTAGACTCTACTACCTCATTAATCATATAACTAGAGTTATTATCATATGCGCCTTTATACAGAGGCAAGAGAGATGCTCTAAGAATAGTAATAGGTCTAATAACAATTGCTTCTGTTGCTACTATAGTAGATAGTCTTCTAGCACTAAACTCTAGATAAACAGAGTATAGTTCTGTAGTAAAATTTGCCGTCTTATTCTTAAACGTAGTAGTTGCAGGATACAGTTCTTTCTTCTTTACACTTAAGCTAATATCACTATTTGTTGTTCTAGTTGGAGTAGCTATTAGATTGGAATAAGGATATTCTGCAGTGCCAATAGTATACACATTTGCACATAAATCATTAATGTCAGAGCTAAGTCTAAATATTAGAGACTCTACTGTTTCTCCACTATTAACGACAGTTACTCCTTCATTAAGTAGAGGAGGCGCTCCTGGTTCAGACTTAAGTACGTTAAAGTATATAAAGGCAATTTGATTGTCGGGTACACTAAGACTAGTCTGTGCCAATACATCCGTAAGTTTTACTGGCTCCGTCTCTAGACCCACATCAAAGCTATTAGCTGGAATAGTAGACTTATCTAGGGCAGGGGCAAAGAAGAAGTAGTCAGTAGTACTAATCTTAGTCTGAGTAGTACTACTAACTGTTTGACTAGATGTATATAGAAAGATAATTCTATCTAAGTTGGCATATGCTCTAGTCTCTAATTCTTTTCCTCTGTCAATAAGCTTTAGATCAGCATTCAGAGGTAAAGATCTAATAATGTTTGCCGCTGTTAATTCCGCAGCTACATTTAATAGGCCACTACTATACTCACTGTCTATCATAAGAGATAAGACTGCTTGATAGGTAGTAGGCAGCTTAAATAGTCTTGTGTTATCCTTATCCTTAGCAGCAGACAGAACAAGACCTATAGTATTAAATTGATTTAGACCTTGAAAGATAATGTCATCGTCTGTTATAAAAGAAGACCCTTGTGTCAATACACACAAGGGTCTTACAAGTTTAACAAAGTTAGCACTATCAATACTTGCCTGTATATCTTGTGCAAAATTCATTGTGATTACTACTTATATGTCATTAGATGTTCAATAGCAGCTTGTTTATTTGTATAGACATAGTTAGGATTTACTTCAGCTAGTGCCTTCTTTAAAGAAGCAGCAGTATGAGAACTTAACTGTTCCTCTGATAGAGCAAGTAATTCTTGTGTTGTCTGAGAATACTTTACATACTGTACATCTACCTGCTCCTGTACTGACTGCTCTTCAATAAAGACGGGCTCTTGAACATTCATCTCTAGAGGACGAGATTGAGGTGCCTGTAAAGACTGTAGATAGTCTTCTTTTTCAGCAGGAGATGGTGCAAAAGGAGCATAGATGTCTTCATTAATACCATAAGGTAGTGTCTCTAGAGGAGGCAGACTATCTGATGCTTCTGCTATGCGCAGTTCAGTGCCAAACACATCATCATAGCGCTCCTTTACATGTAAGGGAAAATTAGCAGGATTAGGCAGTTCAATGTATTCCTTATACTCATAATTAGGTGAGTACAGATCTAACAATTGCGTTACTTCATAGCTGTCATAGATGTCAAAGGAGAGGTAAGTGCCTGCTATAGCATATACGCCCTCCTTGTACAAGAAGTCAGCAATAACCTTTACTTTGATTTGTGGGTCTTGCATATTTAGTCAATATTTAATAGGAACTAAATAAGTGTATCATATGCAGGTACAAGAGAGGTAAGAGTTACTGGACCAGTTCCACTTACTGTGACCTTTACTAAATCTGCAGGCGCATTATATAGAGTCAATGCTGGTCTAGCTTTAGCCTGCATCAATGCAGAGCGCTGAATAGCAAAAGGATTATCAAGATAAATAGGATTAATTCTGCCTAAACTAGAAGCCTCCTTATTAGTCAACACTTGAAGAACTTTATCTTCAGTACCCGTATTACCCAATTCCATATAAGAGGGGAAGTAATACTCATACACTACAAAATGAGTTAATCCTGCTACGGCAGCACCAGTACTAATATTAGTAGGATTAGTAAAGGGAGTTAAGAGCAGTGCTCCAGTAGTACTGTTATATGTTGCAATCTCAACGCCATCTACATTGTTATTAGCATTGCTAAGAGAAGTATAACCAAAGATACGCTTTAACAAGAACGTCTTAGCAGTAGTCTCATAAGCAGCTACAGCAGCAGCAGTAGTTAACGTCTTAAGCTCTGCAGGAATATCACCCTGCGTATTTCTAAATCTAGCAAACTCATTTGCAGAGTAGGTAGCCAAAGCATTAGATTTACTAGCATTGTTCTGTGCGCTTACTTTAGTTAAGACAAACTTAACACCACTAATAGGTAAAGGCTGACCTGTATATCTTGGATCTGCTAACTTGTCTCTTTCACTAGAGAACAAGTTAAAGGCAGTGTAATCTGCTGGAGTAGCAGTACCTGACCCTACTCTTTCTCTTACTGCCTCTTCACCACCTAAAGCATTAATAGCACTAATTGCATTGGGATTCATAAAGTAGTTAAGTACAGATTCTCCTAGAGAAGTCTGACTAACTACATAATTAACGCCAGCAGCAATAGCGGCAGTTTGATCAGCAGGCTCTAGATAAGAAGCAACAGCACTTAATACGTATTGACTACCTGCAGTCAACAAAGAACTATAAGGAGCAAAATCAAAACTAGCAGGAAAGGCATAGCTTTTGCCCTCAACTTCAAGAGTACCATTAGTAAAGGTAACAGTAGTTCCTGAGATAGCGGCGGTAGGTTTATCAATAACGCTGATTTGATTATAGGTCTTTAGACCTCCAGCGTTTCTACCGCCTTTAAAAACTTGATGTACTTGATACAGCATTTGTTATTTGTGTAATTGAAGAGAACTTATTAATCTAACAACAGAAGGCTTATAGGTTACCATAACCCAAATCACCAACTACACCCAAACGGACGTTGATGTCTGCGATGTTAGCCACAGTCATGTGAGCTACGCGATGTGGATACAACAAGTAAGGAAGACCAGAATTACCCATTTGAATAGTAATACCAGGAGCAGCAGGAATAACTGTCTGTCTTTGTTCACGCATCCACAGCCCAGGTTCACCGCCCATTTCCTCAGATACGCAGAACTGAGTTCTACCTGGAGCTTCATAGTTGCCCTGAGTATCAGTCTCTGATACAAAGATAACCTTATTGCGCGGCATCAAGAACTTCTTAACACCATCTTGAGGATCTCTATAATGCGTTTCAATGGTTTTGATAGGTATGCCAGCAATAGCCATAAGACCTTCAGGCCCAATACCAATAGAGTTAAGAGAAGCCTGATTAATCAAATCAGATTCAATATTTAAGCCGCCACCAGAACCCCCAGTAAAGATAGTTCTGTCTCCCGTTCTAGCGCCCATTCTAGGAATAATGCCGCCAGTCTTTAGCTTGATCTCATTGTTTTCACTAATAATCTGCTTTAGATCTGGATGCATATACATAGCAGTAACCTTAGTCTTGTTGGTAGTAAGGAACCAATACACAAACTTTTGAATACAGCTAATAATTGCAGCATCTGGTTCAGTCCAAGGCACACCAGAAGTACTAGCTTGAGGAGTGTTATAGTCAATTAAGCTTCTAAATAGATTAGCTTCATTTCTACCTCTATAACCATTTACATTGTTAAAGTGCCAATAGTTATGAGCAGGAATCTGACTACTTACAGATACACTCTGACCGCTTCTAGGGTCTGTATACTGAATACCACCTAGTAACGTTAATCCTCTGTACACGTCCCAAGTTAAGTTATGAGCAGTTACAAGCTTTTTAATCTGCTCAGATACATACTGTTCTGGATCTTCAAAGTCATTTAGAGTGCCATCTTTAATTCTAATGTTTGCGTCACCCCAACTAATATACTGAGAACCTCTTAAGAAGACAGGTTGAATGTATCTACGTTGCGTAGTATAATTGCCCATCCCTAAGAACTGGTCAGGCTGACCAAACTTAACAGGAGTAAACATTGTGCCAGTAGTCTCAAATCTCTGTTCAATAGCAACTATTGGCTGTTTAATGTACTGCTCAGGAAATAGTTCTGTCAGTGGCGTAATGCCTACAATAGGAAGAAAACTCTTAGCTAGTTCAAGATAAGTAGGTACTCCTGGCTTTTCGCTAGTACTTACAGTCTCCCAAGGAGAAGCGTAAGCATCCATATTAAAAGGAGGAATCTGTTGTAAAGTCATTTATTTATTGTAAATAGAAAGTGAATATATGTATGTATTACTTGCCAGCTTTCTTAGTAGCAGCTTCTCGGTTCTTAGCAATTAGATTCTTCATATAGCCCTGCTGCTCACCTGGCGTAGGAGTACCCAATTGACTGGAAGAAGGAACAGCATTAGCACTAAGCTTGATAAGCTCTACAATTCTATCTTCTAAAGAAGCCACAGTTTCTTGGCCATTTACAGACAGTTTAATAACTTCATCCGGAGCGCCTTGAATTAGATCTTTTGCATATTTAAGAGCGCTAGGAGCTACACCGTAATCAGTAAATAAAGTATTTAGCTTTTGGTTTAATCGTGCTGCCTTTTCACTTGAAGATAATAGAGTTACATATTGGCTAGTAGCTTCAATCTGTTCAGCTTTGTCTTTAATCTCTTTAGTAACATTCTCTAGACGCTTAGCAAATGTTGCTTCAATGCCATCAGTCTTAGCCTTTAAAGCCTCTAATTCAGTAGTAAAGGTAGTCTTTAGCGCATTTACAGATTCACTAAGAGTAGCTGCTTGTCTTTCCAGTAGACTCTCTAAAGCAGACAAATCAAAAGAGGGAGCCCCAGTCTTTGGACTTTCTACACTAGTATTATTTTCAGAGGGAGTAGTAGTCATTGGTTGTTGAGATACCTGCTCAATATTAGTAGATAATTTAATATAAAAAGAGGGTGCAGGATCAGAATCATTGGCGTCTGCACTTTGAGATAAAAGTGTAATTTTATTGTCAGAGAACGGCATAAAAGGAGAATTAGTTAAAGCTGTTCTTAGTAATACAGGTCCTTTTAATTCACCTGTTGCTTTGTCTCTAAAGTTTTGCCTGATCTCAGGAGAACTGTATTCATAGTCTCCATTAACAATAAGATTGTACGTCTCATCTTTTAATTTATATATACCATATACAACGTCATTTTCTAGGACTATTTCTTCTAGGTCTCCTCGTTTTCTTTCTCCATCTATACTGTTCTCTTCTAAAGAGTCAGTTAAATGACCAAAGGTTACATACGGATTGTGTCCTAAAACATTCTGCTTGTAGTTAGTACATAGTTTGTCTATATAGTCATCGTCTACTTTAAGTAGACCAGAACCAGGTACATGCCAAGTACCCTTTAATAACAGTGGTATCTTTGCTTTGTTATTGGTAA